TGTGGCAGATCTTGTAAGAATGTTTATAGCAGAAAAAGTTTAATACTTTCTAGGGGATAGAATACCTGACGTTTAAGAAGGGCTGTCCCCTAGTGTTATTAAAGGTAGTATTTATGTATTATAATAAAGAAGAAATGAGTAATGCTCTAGAAAAAGCAAAAAGAATTATTAATGAAAGAACAAGTAATATAGATAAGTTTACATGGGGATACAATGACTGTTTTTGTTTTCTTATCGAATATGATAAAGCATTAAAAGGTAACAAATCAAAAGCAGAAGATATTAGTGTAGAGTATAATAATCCTAAAGAATACTTATTAGCTTTACGCAATAAAGGATTTACTCTTAAAACTTTTGCTGAGTATTGTAATTATGAAATACGTCCTGACTTAAGACCCCAATATGGTGATATTGGTTACATGGATGGTTCTGCTGTTATAGCAGATGATGGTCACTGGGTCACAACTGATACTAATAACTCAGGAGTAAAACAAGGTGGTCGTTACATGTTTTTTGATAGACGACTACACTTATTAGCGAGACCATTGAGGAGCTAACTATGAAATATTATTTTGAGGGGTATGAAATTGTAACCCCATTTTCTATTTCTTCAAACGAACCTATGTTTGATGCAGATACAATTTCACTTAAAAAGCAAAGAGCTTCACAAGGAGCGCAGCGTTGGGAAATGTCTTTTAATATTGTAACAACTACTCCTGCAGACGCTCTTTTAAGCATAATTGACTTTGATAGTGTACAAAGCATGACAATGCCCCAGTTAAATGATGTAAATGATCGTTTGACTACTGTAAACTATCCAAAAGGTGCTTTTGTAACAGGTAGTAATAATAAAGTTTATATGGTAAAGTCAGATGCTTCTACTATAGCTGATTCTAATCTTTATCCAACACCACCTAGTGGTTTAACCTATTCAACAGTTGCCAATGCAACAATTAGATATTATCGAGATGTTAGTGATTTAAGAGGTATAACTTTCAGTGATGGCATTCTAGCCGATCCTGGAACTATTAATATTATAGAGGCGTTGTAATGAGAACTTTTAGTAGCACAGTACAAAACCTAATAAATCAAGATAAGGTAGACTTTTTTGTACTAATTAAACTGTCATTTCCTACTCAAACTTATTATTTATCAAGTTTACCCTATGATGTAACCTATGATCAAGATACTTATGCGGCTAATAGCGGAATATTAGAGTATGACTCACCTAAATTTTCTTCAGTAGTTGATAGAGAATCTTATCGTATTGTTGCAACAGACTTTATTGATGAATTTAGAGAAGAAATTGAAAACAATGTTGTAGGTCGAGATATAGAAGTTAGAGTTGGATTTTTTGATAGTAATAATGATCCAGTACTAAATGTTTCTGATGTTTTACTTGTGTATAAAGGACAAGTAGACTCTCCTTCAATTGTAAACGATTTTGATACAAAAATTGTTACTTTCGAAGGTACATCTCCAATGTCTGACTTAGATATTATTAATTCCTTTATTGCGTCTAAAGATGGCATGGCTCAAAAATCAAGCTCAGATACTTCTTTTGATAAAATTTATGGTGATGCTGTAATACGGCTAAGATGGGGGAAAATCTAAATGGTTTTAGCAGCAGGAACAGTAGCAGCTCTAGAGGCCGTTAAGAAAACAATTCTTCAGGCAGTTGTCTTTGTAGCTTCTACTGCTTATCAAATTAATCAATATAAAAAACTTCAAAGGGAAGCCGATAAAAGAAAAGGTTTTCGTATTAATAAAAGAGGAGAGGCAGTCCATATTCCTATTGTTTACGGTAAACAAGCAGTAGGTTTAATTGAGGCTAATCATCTTGTAACAGCCTCTGCTAGCTCTGCTACAGTCTCTACAGGGGGTACTACATTTAATTCCCAAACTGAAGTTTCTTTTGGTAGCGGAACTAAAAATGAATTCCTTAATATGAATGGCGCTATTTGTCAAGGAGGAATTGAAGGTGTCCAATCAATAGAAGTTGATGAACAGATCTATAATAAAGATAAAAAACACAGACACCGCATTGATACTTATACAGATGGTCTTTCTGCTACAGCAGCTTTAGGCTCAAATAATGGCTTGCCTGATGATAATAAATTTACAGGACTTGCCCATGCAGACTGTGTATTTAGATTAAACAGAGACGACTATAACTATAATGGAATTCCTAATTTAACATTTTTTGTAAAAGGTCGTAAAGTAAGAGATATTAATTCTAATGGTACTTTTACAACTTCTAGGATTTATTCGAACAATCCAGCACTTGTTTTAGCAGATTACTTGACATCAGATGTCGGACGAAATCTTAACGATGGTGGATTAGACCTAGATAGTTTTTATCAAGCAAAAGTTATTTGTGATCAAACAGTATTACAAAATGTTACTTATGCAGGTTCTGTAAATGGTGTAAAGCCAGTTGAAGATTATAATACTAAAGATGACTTCCCAGGAATTTCTACTTGGCCCAATACTAATACAGATGAACCGAATGAATCGGTTCTTTATAGAGCTAAAGATACGGAAACTGTTTATGAATTTAATTCTACAGGGACTGAACAAAACCCTTCAGGTAATTATAGTGTAACAGCACTTCCAGGAAGAGATATCCCTTTATATGAATGTAATATTATTCTTGATTCTGAAGCAAAAGTTAGAGATAATATTGAAGAAATTCTTTCTACAATGCCATTGGCAACTTTATCTTGGTCTTCGGAAGGTAAGTATAAACTTAGATTAGCTTATCCTGATTCTGAATCTGATTTTTCTATAAGTGGTGGTGCTGCCGAAGCAGTAATTACTTTTGATTCTGATAATGTTATTAGAGACTCTATTGATATTGCTTGGCTTTCGGCCAGTGAACGCTATAATAAAGCCACTGTTACATTTTTAGATGAGCATGAAAATTTTAAAGAAAATAGTGCAACTTGGCCAACAGAAGGGTCTACTGCATATAATACACTATTAAATCAGGATAATGGTCAACCTATGACCACTGACTTAAATCTAAATGGTATTACGGATCCTTATCATGCATTAGCTTATGCAGAATTTATTGTTAGACAGTCTAGAACTTTTCATACTTTAAGCTTTACTGCTACAAAAGTAGCTCTTGGACTTGAGCCTGGAGACTATGTAAAAGTTCATAAAAGTATAACTGGTAATAATATTTCAGGTACAAATTTTGGATATAGTAATCAAACAGACTATAAATATTATAAAATAAATAGTATTGAAATTAACGAAGATTTTACTGTAAAAATTGAAGCTCATTTTGTAGATCTTAATGCTTTTGCTTGGAATATTACTGATGACTTTGTTCCAACTGGAGATCCAGGAACTCCTGACTTTAACATTGGTGCGCCTAGCAATGTCGTTTTTGATACTAATGAAATACAAAACTTAGGCACTTGGTCGGGAACCTTAACATGGGATTCTGCTAACGATAGCGCTGTAATAAACTATATAGTTCAGGTAAGTAAGTATGACGACTCAACAAGTTCTTGGGGTAATTTTACAGACTTAGGTATTGTTAGTAAGGATACTTTGTCTTTTGAAATTCCAGGATTACAGGTAGGAACTTATCGTTTTGGTGTAAGGTCTGTTGCTAGTAGTGGTGCTTTATCTTCTAGAGCAATAAGCACAAGCTATACTCTTCAATTTTCTGGCTCAGAAAAGTTTGCAATGATTTATGCAAATAGTTCAGATCAAGACACTAATAATCAAAGTTATAATCAACGCAGCACAGATACTCATTTTGCATTTATGGTATATCTAAGAGAAAGTCCTCCGACATTACCTGTTAGAAGTAGCCCTAGTGTATCTGATGCAACCGACTATACTGATCCATTAGATTTTACACTTCTTAATGCACCATCTACAATAACTATACCTCTCTATCGTCGATCAACAACTGATATTACAGGAACGGCGGTTTCAGGCGGCACCTATAACTTTAGTACAAATACGGTAGTTCCACCTACAGGGTGGTCTAACTATATTCCTTCAGGTGTAGGCAGCGTATATGAAATTATTGCTAAAGCTACTGGCGATTATAAAGAAAATATAAACGTTGCATTAACTTACCCAGAAATTTATCCTGGACTTCACGGTTCTACAGGCGAAGATGGTACTCCTGCCCCTAGATATCAAGTTACAAGAGTATACAATGAAAGTGCTACTGCAGGAAATGCTCCTTCGGGAACAATAACTTGGTCAACTTTGGCGGTTTCAATAGATACTTCTGGTACAGGGGTAAATGCAGGTTGGACAACAACTCAACCTACAATTGATGCAGATAGCACTAATGAATTCTGGTTTAGTGATATATTATTTACCGACACTACAGGTGAGGCAACTACTACAGGGCCAGTAACAGGTTCAACTCCAGGAAAACAAATTAACTTTGATGGAATTGTTAGTTTTACTGATATTAGTACAGAAGGTGGTATGGGTACTACTACTATTCATGGTGGTAACATTACTACTGGAACATTAACTGCTGATCAGCTTATAGTATCTGCCAATAATAATACTAACTTAAATACGTATGTTACTGACTTATCAAACACTGTTAATGATCTATCTAATGACGTTAGTACTTTAGCAGATAATCAAATAACAACACAGACTGGTAATGTAGACCCTAATACACTTAATAACACTAATGTTGTAGATGGTAGTGTATATCATCAATCAGGTAATACTACAAACACCTCAGGTGGTCAGATTTATAGATATGATTCTGGTAATGCAAATTGGATTCCGTTTTCTATTATTGCAGACTCAGTTGCTACTAACTATGTTTATGCGGGTAAGATCTACACAGATAATCTTGTAGTTGGCTCTTCTGGTAATACTTATCTAAATAATAGTACATTAAGTTCTTTAACTAACAACCTAGGTACGATTAATGCGGGGGCTATTTCTGGAACAAACGTTCGAGCAGGAAACCTTAATGTAAATAGTACAGGAGCTGTGAGTAGTGGGACAGGCATGTATGCCTCTTCAACTGGAACTATGACTATTGGTAGTGCTGACCAATATATGTGGTGGAATGGTAGTTCTTTAAGAGTTCAAGGTGAAATTTCTAACATTACAGAATCGCACCTTAAAGCACAAGCAGGTGGGCCTTTTACAACAGTTGATTATACTACAACAGTAAGTAATCAACTTGACGGAGCTGGTTCCTATGTCTTTGTAATGGTAGGCGGCGGCGGCGGCGGAATGGCTGCTGACAATGATGACTACTATAGAACTTCAGGCGGTGGAGCGGGAGGCTGCGCTATCTTTTCTTTTGAATGGGATGGTTCAACTTCCTTAAGCTTTACAAGAGGTAATGGAGGAACAGGCAATAATGCTGGAGCTAATTCAGGTAATGCGTCTTTTTTCCAATATGGTAATACTTTAATAGCTCAAGCTAACGGTGGATCTGGTGGCAATCGGAACGGTGCAGTTGCTAGTGGAGGAAACGCTACTGTATCAAACAACTTTAACAGCCCAGGTTTTATAGCTGCCTATACAAGATCAGGCGGTAACAGCCAAGCTAATAATGGCAATTCTGGAGGTGGAGGAGTAGACTTTTTTGGCGTTAGCGGTGCTGGCGATACCTTGGTAACTGGCGGCGGTGTATCAACTGGCGGTTCTCCTTGGGTAGTTACAGAGTCTACTAATCGTATAACGGTCGATGCAGAAACTAGAACTATTATGGGGCAAGGCCCAGGATTTTCAGCCGTTTCACTTGGAGCTACAATTGGTATTATGGGAGGACAAGGTGCAAGCTATGCACTCAGCGATGGTAATAATACTGGACATTACGGAATGGATGGCGGCATTTTATGTGGCGGCGGTGCAGCAACTACTAACTCTAACTCGGCAATATTTTCTGGTAACGGAGGTATTGGCGGCGGCGGTGCAGGTTGTTTGTCTGATGGTGGTCGGACTCCTGGAAGCGGCGGTACAGGTGGTTTATTTTGGAGTAAGCTATAATGGAAACTATAACACATAGAAGCTGGGTCATCAAAGACAGTAACGGTATTGTTATTGGGGAATTTGAAGGTGTAGCCGATAACAGTTGGATAGGTAAAGAGCTTTTAGATGGTACCTTAGTAGCATCGGTAGAACAGCTTGAAGATATTATAGAAACTAAGGGAATAACTGCTGAACAAAAGCGCCGAAATGAACGAGCAGAAATGTTCGCCATAACCTTAGACCGTATAAATCCACTATGGTATGATTCTTTAACCCAACAACAAAAAGATGATCTATCTGTCTGGAGACAAGCATGGCTTGATTACCCAGAAACAGAAATACGCCCTGACAATTTGTCTTGGCTACAACTATGATCTTCAGTTAGCTACTGAGGATCGGGCCGTTGCGCTCCTGTGGCGGCCCACTTTAACAGGAGATAAAATGTTTAAGAAAAAACAAAAACCATTTATTAAGTTTCGTTATCGTGAAGATCATGAGATGTTAGATAGACCTGTCAGAGCAAGTAAATTGTTGCCTGATTGGTTTAAAAATCTACCAAGAATTCCAGAGGGAAGCCATAAAAATAAACCAGGAACTGTTAAAAGATGTGTACCTGTTTTAGACGCTGCGAGTAACGGTTATATAATCCCTTCGTGGTGTGATTGGAGTATAAAAGTAGGTGAGTCCAGCGAGGATGAGGAGGGCAATGCCCTTGAGAAACCTAGACATTTTGTACACTTTGAAGCCTCTGGGAATCTTGGTTTTAATAGTATGATAGGAAGCCATTCATGGGAGCAAGTGGGTAATGATTGTCCTATACAACACTATCCTGTAGGAAATATTTTACTCAAGTTCACTAATCCTTGGGTAATTGAAACTGCTCCTGGATGGTCATGTTTGATTAAGTCTCCACCAAACCATTATTCTAATGTAAGAATTATGGAAGGTGTAGTAGATACAGATACTTATCATAGACAAATAAATTTTCCTTTCTTTTGGGACGGTTGTAAGCAAGGAGAGTTTGAGATTAAAAAAGGTGATCCATTAATTCATCTAATCCCATTTAAACGTGAAACATTAGATTTACAGTATGATACTTGGGATCACGATCATATGACTAAAATGGATAGAGTTCATGACACACATTTTTTCGATAAATATAGAAAATTATGGTGGCATAAGTCTTTAGAAAGGAAGAATAATGTTTAGATTATCTAATCGTAGTTTAGAAAAGTTAGAAGGCGTTGATAATAATCTTGTAGCCGTTGTAAAACGTGCTATTGAACTAACTAAAGTAGACTTCGGAGTTGTTTATGGGCTTCGTACTGTAGAAGAACAAGAAAAGCTTGTTGCTGCAGGTAAGTCTCAAACAATGAAATCAAAACATCTAGAAGGTCGTGCAGTAGATCTCATGGCCTATGTAGATGGAAAAGGTTGTTGGGAACTCAATGTTTACGATGATCTTTGTGACGCTATGAAGGCTGCTGCAACTGAACTAGGTGTAGCAATCAAGTGGGGCGCAGCATGGTCTGAAGGAGACATTCGTTCCTATCCAGGATCTTCTGAAGATGCTATGATGGCCTACATTGACCTCAGACGCTCACAAGGACGTAGACCTTTTATTGACGGACCTCACTTTGAACTTCTATGAGGTAAACAAAATGGCGCATACTATAGTCGATGACTGGAAAGTAATTCCAAGATTAATGATGTTAGCAGTTACAGTATTAACGTATCAAGCAGTCCATTGGTATATGGCACTCCCTGACCCTACTATTCAACAAAGTGGACTAGTTTCGGTCTGTATGGGAGCATTAACAGGTTGTTTTGGAATCTGGATGGGTAAAGAGTCAAAGACTACAGTAACGCCAATGAAGGTGACACATGAAGAAAGCTATAGTGGCTCTCCTAGCAAGTAGTTTTTTATTAAGCAGCTGCGGACTTTCTGGACTACCATTTCTTAGTGGTGGTGGCAGTGGTACTAACGTAGCTGCTAATACTCAGTTAGGAAAGACAAATAATCAAACAATAGGCGCTAGTGAATCTACTGATCAAACAATAAAAGTAGAAACACTAGAAGGTACTGTAGAACAATCTAACGATAAAAACAAAGTAAACACAGAAAGTGTTGAAAACATTAATATTAATGAAATTCCCCCTTGGGTATTGTTATTATTGATTTTAGGTTGGTTACTACCCTCTCCTAATGAAATTTGGGGCGGTTTCTTACGCATGATTCGAGTAATTCGTGGTAAGGAATAAATACCTGACGTTTAAGAATAAAGGTTAATTAAAGGGACAGATTATATCTGTTAGTCTCTTTAGGTGGGGAGTTAAAATACCCCACCAAATTAATTTAAGGAGTTTAGCATGGCTAAAAAGAAAGATCCTCGGCTAGAGAGGGCTGGAGTATCTGGTTTCAATAAACCCAAAAGAACTCCTAATCATCCTACTAAGTCTCATATTGTTGTTGCTAAAGATGGCGACAAAATTAAGACAATTCGTTTTGGTTCTCAAGGTGTTAGTGGATCCCCTAAAAAAGAAGGTGAGTCTGCTGCTTACAAAGCCCGTAGATTAGGTTGGAAAGCAAGACACGCCAAGAATATCGCCAAAGGTAAAATGAGTGCCGCATATTGGGCAAATAAGGTGAAATGGTAATGCCAGTAACTAAAGTAAAAGGTGGCTACCGTTGGGGTACCTCTGGAAAAGTTTATAAAACTAAAAAAGAAGCTGAAAAGCAAGCCAGAGCTATTTATGCCAGTGGTTATAAAAAGAAAAAGCCAGCTAGGAGAACAAAATAATGGTACAGCTAACTAAACCAACAAAGGCTATTAAAAAGTCGGTAGCCGATCCTAGTGATAGTTATCAGTCCTTAAAGCCTCTGTGGAAAAAATCCAGAGCAGTTTTACAAGGACAAGAGAATGTAAAGGCGCATGACGAGTTTATTGAACATGACTATTCAAACTTGTTAATTCCTTTTTCTCCTAGTATGACACAACGTCAATATGACTTTTATAGATCAGAAGCAGAACTTCCTGGACTTACAGCACAGTACTGTAAAGTTCTTATCAGTTCTTTGCTTCGTAAAGACTCTCACATTAAGCTTCCAGAAGAACTACCAGAAGATGCTATTGATTGGGTTCGTAATAACTTTACTCTCGATGGGCGTTCACTGTTTAACTTTCTTGATGCAGCTTTGTGGGAAGAACTTCAGACTTCAAGAGCGTGGGTTTATGTAGATTACCCCCAACTTACCGAGCAACAGTTTGATATGATGACTCCTGAAGAGCGTATGAATATTAAACCTTATCCAGTACTTATTGAAGCTGAAAACGTAATTAACATACAAACTGATACACATCCAGTAACTCGCCAAAAGACACTTTCTCGTTGGGTAACTCGTTATTTAACTAAGCGTTATCCTGAAGATAATCCTTGGCACCCAAATTATATTGATACTGTATGTGATCACTATCTTGATGAGTCTGGTAAACTAGTTTTAGATTATTATGAACATCCAGATACAAATACAGAAATTAAAGTTCTTAACGGTGATGTAAAACAAGAATATGAGGATCGTTTAACAGAGATTGGCTTTAAAAAGGTAAATACTGTTTATCCAACTATGTTTGGTGAACGTATCTCTCGTATTCCAGCTTGGCCCCTTAACGGTCATTTTGAACCTGTAGAACCTGTGCTTATGCCTCTTATTGATAGAGAGATTGCACTATATAATAAAGTATCTCGCCGTAATCATTTACTTTACGGTGCTGCAACTTACACTCCTGTTGTACAATCAGATATGACAGATGAAGAGTTTGCAGACATTGTAAATGCGGGTCTTGGCACTTGGCTTCGTGTACGTAAAGATGAATCAATTAGCGTACTTGAAACACCTACTGCTGCACTTTCAGATATGGAAAAAGCTATTACAGCCACTGTTGAAGAAATGGCTAAGATGGGTATTCGTATGCTTTCACCAGAGCAAGCTGCTTCAGGTGTAGCCTTAGAAATACGTAATGCCTCTCAGACAGCACAGCTAGGTACTCTTAACGCCAAAGTATCAGGTACTATCCGTGAAGTTATTGCTTTTATGCTTAACTGGAAATATGGTAGCATGTTTACAGCAGAGGATGTAGAATTTCAAATGTCTAGTGACTTTGCACCTATGGTTGGTGGTGAAGGTGCTATGCGTCTTGTTTCAGAATGGTATCAAATGGGTATTATTAGTCGTTCTACATTTATCAATATTGCTAAATACAATGACTTCTTACCTGCTGACTACAGCGATGAAGACGCTATTGAAGAAATACAAACAGATCCATTAGCTGCTAATACAAACACTAGCACAGAAATGGATATTGAAGAATAACATTTTACTACTCAAAGGAGTACTAAATGGATATCAATACTAAAATCTATGATCGTATCGTAGATCATTTAACTGATGTTCGTCTTTACGAGGAAGGTGTACAGCTACAAAATAGACGTATTATGCAAAGACATAGAAAACGTTTAAGAGATATTTTAAGAGAAAATATTACTAGTGATGTACAACCTGAAGTAAAACGTTTTGGTAAAGAAATGTTAAGTCATCAAAAATCTAGCCTACTAGAATTTTCTACTTCTCAACTAGATTTTCATTCTGATAATTTGAATAAAGAACTTAAAAGTTTCTATCGAGTAACTAAACCTCGGAGCAAAGAACTTTTAGCAGAAATCACTGGACCTAATATTAAAGGTGTAAAAAGTGTTACTGAAAATGTAAGAAACATTTCTTCTGGTGAACTAGTTCGTATTCAATCAAAAGTTAAGGGAGGTCTTGCAAGAGGCTCTTCTCCTAATGAAATTATTAATGATGTACTTAAAACTACAAAACTTACTGAAAACCAAGCCCGTGCTTTAACTCGCACTTCTATTACAAGTACTCAGACTGCAGCGTTAACTAAAGTTGCTGAGTCTAATCCTCATGTAATTAAAGGTTTTGTTTTTACAGCTGTTCTTGACAGTCGTACAAGCCCTATTTGTTCTTTTCATAATGGAAAAATTTATGAAGTTGGTGATAAACGCTATCAACCGCCTCTTCATTGGAATTGTCGTAGTTCTTTAATTCCCTTAGTTAAATCAAAAGATGACTTATTAAAAGAAAAAACAAATAGGCTTAATAAGACAGAGCTAAATAAAAAGAAACCTGAGAGTCTTACAGGAATTACTCCTAAAGTAGAGTCTTTTGGTGCTTGGTTAAAACGTCAACCATTTGATATCCAAACTAAACTTCTTGGTACTATGGAAAAAGCAAACCTGTTTAGACAGGGTAAACTTAAATATGAACAGTTTGTTACACCTAAAGGAAAAGGTTTATCTATACAAGCCTTAAGAAATAGAGCAGCAAATGCTACTGCTGTTTATGCACCCAAACAAAAACTTAGAGAGTTAGATGTAAAAATAGAAGCAAGTAGACCTAGCGCATTAGTTCGTTCTCCCAGACATAAAGATGATGTGCGACAGTTATTTTTATTAGATGCAGATGACTTTTCTAAAACTATGTCTTTAACTGACTATAAGGGTACTAGCCTTGCAGGTAAAACTGCTTCTAGACGTAGAGTAGGAAATGAATTTGATGAGCGTAACTTTAGCGCAGACCCT